CCTCGTTGTAAGCGATTACGGCGAGGAACCGTATAGTACTGAGCTTCCATGCTTCTGTTACTGAGACGATCACGCATGCTTTCGCACGCGTAGTCCTCTGGCCGGTCGGCCAGTAAACTCCGAGAATCAATACGATTCAAAGAGTTCGCGGACGCTACACGAAGTAGCTCTTCCCAGTCAGAATGAGGCGACCATAATTTGGTGGCCCTGCTCCTCCAACCGAATGCTTCGAGCCGTTGCAGTTTCTTATTGAAACGCATCGGGATTCTCTGCTGCCGGTTGTACTTTCGAGGAACAACATGTGCTCGGACAAAACAGATGCCCTGGGCAGGCCCTACACTAGTGTAGGGAGTGCGGCGAATAGATGAAATTCGCTTCTCCAGGAAGTCTGCAGTGCCGAAATAGCCATCGTCATATAGAGAGTTTGAATACTCAACATACGACTGATAGCTCTCAGTATCTAAGCGATGAGACCACACAGACGAAATTTTCGTAGGTGTGACATCGACGCCTTTAAAGGCATCGCATCCGCATGACTCCCTAAAGGAATCATGTGTGCAGCATTTATCTTCGTTGAGCAAAAGCCCGAACTTAGGTAAATACTGTCTGATAATACCCTGGTCTACGGTATTACAGATGATATCATCGCCATAAACATAGACACTCTTCGCTGCAAGGTGCAGCGGGAGGCCACGTTTATTCATAACTACTGAGACAGATAATGCCCAGAAAACAAAAGCCTCGACGGGAAAGCATACTGCTGATCCCATCGGTGCGAATTTGTTTAATGGTATTACCCTGCCATCAGGGAGCTTCGTGAACTTGGAGCGAGACGCATTAAGCGCCTCAACCCAGTTCTCTGGAAAAAGGTAATCAACCAATTTCTTCGAGACACGGTCACTGGCTTCCTTCATATCGAGCGTAGCAATGAGTCCCGTTTGGGACCCTTCTAGCGCTAGGTCTCTGTTCACTTGTTGATCAGAGAAGTTCACTTGACCCCGGGTGGGGTAAGTGTTCTCAAGAAGCTCTACAAGTAGAGTCTTCTGGCCTTGTTGAATCCACTGTTTTTCAAGTGGTTCACACGATATGATGCGAGGACCTCGAGAATCCTTGGGGACTAACACGACTTTTGCCGTGCTAGTCCCTTCGGACGATCGAGATACGATCCGATCAATACGATCGGCTACGTGAGAATAGGAAAAGCAGAAATACCCTGTATAAGGATAGATCCGCTCCAAGTCCTGATCAAATCGATTAAATAATCGTTTGGCAGGTCCCCG